ATCTGCGGAAAAATGTCTTTATACAGCTCTGAACCAACCAAATTCCTGACTCGACGACCGAAATTGACAGCAAGATCAGCCGTATGTGAAGCCATGATAACTTTCTTTGAAGGGAACTTTCCCAAAAACCAGGCGGGTGCAAGGTAGGATATAAGTTCTGACTTGCCATGGCGTGGCGCAATATTAACAATAACGCGCTTCTTTTTGCCTGCAGCAATGTCTTCAAAGATTTGAGCCAGTTTAAGGTGATGTGGTCCAACTTTATACCCCGGGTAGACGTGTTTTACAAAGTCCAAGAAGGACATTTTGCCGATTTCTTGTGTCAGATAGGTGTCATACTGCTCTAAAAGCGCTTTTACCTTCCGTTTTTTGTCGGCAGGCATCTTCGGCATAGCTTGCCGTAGTTTAAATAACTGCGCAGGGGTCAATTTAAGGCTAGGCCCTGGCATTGTTCTCTTTATTAATCACTTCTTTGGCTTCTACGTCGATGTATTTGGTCTCTACATCATCTAATAGAGTAAGTAGCTCTGCTTCTACCTCTTCCATAGACTGAATTTTCATTGTTACCTCGGAACGTTTCTTAAATGCGTCCACTCCGTCGACTTCACCAAGGGCTTTTAGGGCAGCGATGCGTGTTTTTGGGTCCTTTGAGGTCTGAATCTCCTGGACGAGGCTATTTACTACGTACATCTTAAGCTCTGATAACTCGTCAACAATAGAAACATTCATCTGCGACACCATCCCAGCCATTAAAGCCAACGTCTCATTAGGATATTTAGAGAAGTCGGGCCTAACCCCTGGATTTGCAAGCATTTCTTTGGCTAAAGCCTTGGCTTCTTCCTGGTTTTCTTTGTTCGGCGAGATGGGCTGACCTGTTAAATCAGACAAAAGTTGTACCACGCTGGCACGCATATTCAATTCTTCAGTCGGAGATAGATCAGGAAACGCTTCTTGTGCGTTTTTGGGAAGAGGTACGTTGTCCTCGATTTCGGGTATTAAAGCGTCCATGTCTGACCCTTGCAGTTTTTGCAAGTATATCTGACTTTTACTTTATGTGTAAATATTTTTATGGGTGGGGTGTTTCTGTACACGTACACCCCTAACGCGACTCACGTGACTAAGTGTGTAGTATTTTACACAACTTGTAGCTACAATGTAGCCCAACTAGACGTGTTTTTACTTTTTATTTTCTTTGTAGTGGTGTACCCGATGACAGTTGGCACACAGGACAATACACTTCTCTGCCTCTGCTTTAGCTTTTTTAAACCGCCCCATGCGGACCAGATCGCTAACTATTCCGTCTTTAGCCTTAGCATCTGTGTGGTGAAAGTCCAACGCTGCCACATGGCTAAACCCACACTGGGCACAGCTTAGGGTTGCTTTCCAGTCTTGGAACGCCTTTCTTTTTTTCTTTCTGGTTGCGGCATTAGCTAGTAGCGCTTTTGCTTTGTTCGCCTCGTAGTACTTTTTAGAATACTCGGCCCCTTTGATTTTTCTAAGTTGAGAGTTCTTATACGGCATCGGTCAAACTGTACGTTTTTATTGGCTCGCTGCTACTAACGTCCACGTTACACGCCCACTTAACCGCTTCTTCTGCCGTCAAACCCATGCGCATACAGACTTCAGCCGCCATAGACCCAGACCCAATAGCCATAAAGGTTCGCACCCGCTCCCACTCTAGGTCATCCCCGCAGGAAAACAGCCCCTCTTTAGTTAGCTTCAGAAAAGAGCTGTCCGTCTTTAGCTTGGGTTTGGTCTTGGTTTTCTTGTTTACGTACTCGACTACCTTCTCAGCATCGCAATAGTTACCTGCAACGCCAAGCCAGCCGCCTTCTATGGGGAAAACTTTTTCTTCAAAGTACTTAATGCCTGAAACAGTATCAGTGAACTGGCTATCCGCCACGAGGACCTTAGCACTCCAGTCACCGATTATTGTCGTCATTTCTGTGGTACCTGTCGTTTGGGTTATCGAGCATTGATTTAATAAGCTCGTCCACAGTAAAGAACCACTGAATAACTTTTGTGCCGTCATGCTGCATGATAGTGAAGCTCATCTTTTACCCCTATTTAGTAGCAATCAAGTAAGCGCCGTAGTTGGCAAAACAGTATCCCGTGTACATGCAGGCGAGCCCCATATTGCCTTTAAGCGCCTGTTCTAGGGCGATATACGCATAGATTAACCCAGTAACGATAATTAAATTGGCGCTCATAGTGCATATTATCGCCCCGATATTGCAGATTTTTTACAGAAAATATTTTTTCTTTAGGGCGTTTATTTAGTGACGGGGGGTGTTTCTGTATGCCGAACACACGAGGCCGCAGCCAAAAAAGTCAGGGGGGTAGGGTATACACCTAGAAATATGTCAAGTTAATATGAATTCAGGATGGTGTGTTCGAGAAGTAAGGCTATATAAATCAAGGGGTTAGATGAAATCGGCATTAAGTACGTGCGTCATAAGTGGTGAATAAAGCATTGGAAAAGTGCAGAGTTATTTGTGTAAATCATGGTGTATAGACAAGCGGGGGTCCCTTGCTAGGAATTCGGGGGGTGGGGGTCGCGGTTTCGCGCCCGCAAACTTTACATATGGGGTAGGTATCGGTATAACTAAATACATGGTAGGCAATCAAGCAGACCATATGACTAACTAAGGAGAATGTCATGCAAGTACATTGCACCCCTGCATCACCCGTTGATAACCCTGCACTGTTGGAAGGTACATTGGTTATTGAAACCATGGTAGTAATCCCTTTAATTGGTAGCAACAAAAAGAAAGACGAGATGAAGCGTGTCACACTCGCCACTCATCGTTGCGTGACGTTCGCTGAAGCTGAAGTACTTGTGGATAAGTTCAAAGAACTCAACAGCGTATCCATCAAGGCTGGGTTTATCAACGCAATGTGGACAGCTCGCAGGTATCTATAACCAACAGGGGGGCTACGCGCCCCCCACTAATCAAGGAACAATCATGCAATTACCTATGTTCGATCAGCACGGTAAGCCTACTGACATCGCAATGCGCTACGTTAAACCTAAGTATTACTCAGTTGATACTGATAACGGAATGATGCGCTACTTCACCTACGATGTTCATGAAGCAATTGGAATGTGGTTAAAACGCCCAGATGCAATGTTAGTTACGCATTGGTAACTCGGTCCTCCCTTCGGGGAGGATTGAAACCAGTTATTTGTTCTCGAGCGCTCTTGTGGGTGCGTGCGTATATAGCGTGCCATCACCCCGTGGAACTTTACATATGGGGCTTGTGTGCGTATAACTAAATACATGGTTCAGACAATCCCGTTTGACCATGTAGTTCTTAATTTTATTAGGAGAAGTCATCATGGCTAAATCTAGCCCTGCAGTACCCGCAGTAGATCAGTTCACCATCACCAGCATTAAAGATGGTGCTTATAAACAAGCAGTTGCCAGCGACCGTATGCGTGGGGTTGCTAAGTTCGTTTTAGAGCACAGCAAGGGCTTTCCCGAAACTGTGCAGGACGAAGTAAAAGAGCAACTGTATGACGGTTATCGTCTTCGTTTCAACGAAGTAAATCAGCCCGTGCAGTACGCTATCATCAACGATCACTATGTTCTAGTGAACACGCCTGAACTCGCAGAGTCCCGTGAGAAGGTCAATATCGGGGTTGATTATGCGTTTAGTTTTACGCAACAACAGTTCGGGAAGTTGAAAAACGAAAACCCTTACCTTCATGCCATCATCAAGGAATGGCGGGATAAAGTGAACAATTACTGTTCTAACCGACTCGCTGATCTAAAGCGCCAAGCCCGTGCCATTCTGAACGAAGGTAAAACCCGTGAGCGTGGCGCTACTGCGGACTTCGCAAAACGCATTCAGGACGTGTTCTCTGATCTAGCGGATAAGTGCAAAAACGCACAAGCCCGTGGTGATGAGACCGCAGACTCGAAACGGTTTGCTACTGCTCGTACCGCATTCATGACCGCATGGTCTAAGTAAGTATTTGGGGATACTGTATCCCCTTAACCCTGCCCTGCCAGTCCTAGACTGGTGGGGCTTTTTTTCGTCCTAAAAATCTCAAGCCCCTAATTTGAAACCAGTTATTTGTTCTCGCGCGCGTCTGAGTCCGTTTCGCTAAATAGCGTTCCATGTGAGGCTGGAACTTTACATATGAAGCCATATCGCGTAGAACTATAACCAATGACAGAATGGTCTGTCAGACAATGAAAGGGACATCAAATGTCTATCAAAGAAATCACATCTTTAAAAGATGCATCGTATCAAGGCTGTATCAGTTCAGAGCGTAGTGCAACCATCGGTAAGTTCATTCATACCAAATGCCCATCGTTTTTGGAATCCATCCCTGATGAGATTAAGGCTGAACTTGAGGCTGGGCAAATGCTCCGATTCAATGAATTGCGCCCAGCTCAGTTTTATACCGATGGCTGGGTTCCATGTGAGCCCAACACAAAGGGCGCTTTCAAGGTGGACATCAATGTGGTGATGGCTTACTCTCAGCAAGAGTTTGGGCGGTTCCGCAATGATGAGCCTGTCAAGCATGGGATTCATAAGGCATGGCGCGATGACTGGAGCGATTACAAATCCAACCGCACTAAGGATTTAAAGCGCTATGTCAAAGCCTACCTTGACGGGTTGGCTGGGAAAAAACGAGAGCGTGCCAGCACTAAGGATTTCGCGGTATGGCTCAAGGAAGACTTGTTGCCCAGCATCAAGGCTAGGGCAAAGACAGCCAAGGCTAGGGGCGATGCAACAGTGGATGATGCGGTAGTCAACGCAATCGTCAAAGCAGTCAAGTAGTAGATTCATAGGGGATGGGGCTTAATTGCCTTGTCCCCTTTTTTTCGCCCAGCGAATTTGAAGCCAGTTCTTAGTTCTCGAGCGCGTGCGTGGGCAAGCCCGCTATTTAGCGTTCCACGGTCTAGTGGAATTTATACTACGCATCATTTAATTTTATTCTAAATGACACAGTAAACCCAGCAAAACCAAAAAATTCCAAGTTTCGGCTGTACGGTTGTGTGTTCGACAAAAAAATTCCAAATTTAAAAACCGAATTTGGAACACGAATTTACAATGTATTCAAGGACTTACAAGCGAAATTCCAAAATTCCAATTTTTTCCAGCAGGAGACGAGGGGTAAAAGAAAAAAGTTGTGAGAGCAAGGCTTGTTTTCCCAGTGCAAAGTCGAAAACGAATTTTTTACAGAGGGAGGGTATCATCCTAAAATTTATTGGAATTTTGGAATTTTTATATATATATATATTTATTATTACTACTACTACTACTATCTATAAGGCTTCCAAGGCGATTTACCTCGCTTAAAAAAATTCCAAAAGCACTTTTTCATTTTGGAATTTTACTGGAATTTTTTAGCCGTTTTGGAATTTTTCTGTTCGACCCCGCTAAATACCGCCAACCCATCGCCAAAAAAAGTCATACAAGACACTTGTTTGAAATGTCAAGTTGTGGTATACTTATGTCAGTGGGGAGAGCAATCTTAGAACTTCACTACATAGCGTTCCACGATGTCGTGGAATTCATTTTGTTTCTAATTAAGGAGAAGTAATCATGGGCAAACTAAAAAACTCAATCATTACAGAGCAAGAGCAGTTGGACAGACGACTGTACCCAAAGGTGGCAAATAAAGACCCACGCATCAGTGGAATACAAATTGACGACTCAAACATTGCGCAGTTTGAAGCCGAGTTCAACGCATGGCTTGATGCGTATGAGAAATCATTTGGAGATCACCTATGACTATCAATCTAGACGCATGGCTCGACCACGAATGGGCGAAAGCCTGTGAAGCAGACGACGCTGAGGAAGGCATGATTCAGTATTGGGGTGAGAAGTGTCCCGACTACGACAGGCAATGCCCGACTTGCCAAGCATGGAAAGAATTTGAAAAATCAGGGGAGATAATCAAATCATGATTGATGAGACTTTTACACCACAATGTAAGCTGTGCGGTATGACCTACGCTGCTGAACGGTTAGCCATCGGCTATGCGATTTGTATGCCATGCGGTGATGACCTAGCCACGAAGGTAGTGCGCACAGTTGCGCCAATGCACAAGTCAAACTATATGCTAATCACTAACCGTGATGACTTGAAGGGACTCAACAACAAAGGGGGGCTAGTCAAATGAAAGTAATCAAGTTATACCGCAAGCCCGACAAGCCTGAGTTCTACAAGCTTGTGCGTAGCGATGCGCATAGCGTATTGGTTAATTACCCGATAGATGTGCCGAACCGCAAGCGACAGTCGAGGTGGTTTTACATGGACGAAGTATATGTGGACTGGGTTAGAACTTTCATAGGAGACGAGCATGGGGTATAGATCAGTAGTTGCGTACACAATCCGCTTCATCCCAGTAGAGCAAGAGGGCATAGACTTTGTGATGGCAGAGGAGAGGGCGAGAGGATCGTTCTTTACATTCATAGCCGAAGCCAAGTCCAAGGACGCCATTGCTGGAGCGTTCAACGACGAGCATCTAAAGATAGACGAGAAGAACCTCACTATCAATTTCTTTGCCGAAGATGTGAAGTGGTACGAATCATACGAGGATGTGCAATGCCACGAATCGTTGATGGGACTAGCCCATGAGTGGGCTGACGACGGTGACTGTTCTTGTCCATACATAGGTGGAGTGTTCGCTCGTATCGGTGAGGAGTTGGAAGATAACGTGTACGAGTGTTGGGGCGAGGGCGATTACGACTGGATAAGGATTGATCGCTTTGTAGAGTGCGACTGGCTGAACTAAGAAAGTCACACATCACCATTGACTCAAATGTAAAGTTATGTTATACTTATGAAACTGGAGGGGTAGATATTATGGATAACTTTTTTGGTAAGTGTTTAGTGTTTTTTGCATTGTTTTATTTAGCTATCCACGTAGTAGTGGATTTCGGATTTTTTGAGCATCTTTTATTTTTGAAGTAAATCAACCAAGGAGAAGTGTATGAACATGGAATTAACCAAACCCGACCACCTGATTAGCCTTGCTAGTTCGGCAGTCCTAGTAAGTGTGGACATCAGCGTGTGGTCAGCAACCAAGCAAGACCGAGGTATCAGTGATGAGGTTACTACCTCAAAGAACGCTGATAAGTCCGCGGGCAGGTATGTTAAGAATCTGTTGGCTAACCATCCCAAGCATAAGGCGGTGGTCAACTATCGGCAGACCATATACAACTGGCTTCAACGCAGAACTTATCGCTGGAATCAATCCCAAAACCTTTTGCCGTCAGTCGATGTGCCCAAGTTCAAGCAAGAGTATCACGAGCATGAGATAGCGTTCCATGCCCTCGTGGATGAATTAATTACGCAATACGATTCAATCGTGTCCGACATGGCTTTCAAGCAAGGGACTATGTTCAACCGCAACGATTACCCAGCCAAGGCGCAAGTCGCTGGTAAGTTCAGCCTTAACCTGTATGTGTCCGAAGTGCCGATGAACGACTTTAGATGTGGCATAGCGCAAGACATCGCTGAGGATCTTTTTACTACATTGTCCAAGCAAAGCGCCCGTATTATCGACTCGATTGCGCAAGAACAATCAGAGAGGATGGTCGAGGTCATGGAGTCCATCAGCCATTGTTGCGGATTCGATGAGGTAAGAAATACCATGTCACAGGGTCATGACGAAGTGTCTTACAAACGCAGAAAGATTTACGACACGACGATTCAGAAAGCACTAGAAATGTGCGAAAGTTTTAAGCGATTTAATCTTAAGAATGATTCCGAGCTGGAGCAAGCCCGTGCGTCACTAGAGAAAGTCCTAAGCGGTGTGAAGGCAGAGGACATTCGTGATAGCGATGCGGTGCGCAACCATGTGAAGGAAGGGATAGACGACATTCTGTCCAAGTTCGGTAGTTTCAGTTCCACCATCTGATGTAACACTAATTAACCACAAGGAGAAGTAACCATGAGTAAACTTAATTTCAGAAACACAATGTCAATCAAAGAACTGCGGAATGACATTCCCTTAAATGGTTCATCACTGACGTATATCGTTCAGAGTGAGCCGGGTTGTGGCAAGAC